TTCGAGTTCTGTGCTCCATAACATATAAATCACCTCATAAATTTTTTTTAAACTGGTTCACAACTTTCATCAAGATATTGCAAATTACCAACACCAGTCATATTTGCTTCTTCTTCTATCAGCCCAGCAAAAATTGGTTTTGTTAAGTCAGCAGCAATTAAATTAAATGTATCTTTTACAGTTTCCCACTGAGCGCCAACAGTTTTAGCACCTTTTATCATTGCATTGTAAAACAATCCACCTTTATCATTCATCTTATCTAAGGCTTTTACAACATCTGTGGCAGGTATCATCTTGTCTCTCATTAGGTTTCGCATTTCACTAGCTGTTTTTCCAGCATAATTTTTTAACTTTTGTAGCTCTCTAATGATGTTAATGGATAATTTGGAAAATCTATTCTTTTCCATTCCGCTTAAATAACCTTCTTGTATAACCTTTGATATTGATTGAGCTGCCCTATACATCCTATCTTGACTGCCTAAACCTATATCACCTGCTATATCCATTGCTGCTAGAGTAGATTCAACATCTTGTAACTGTGTTATAAGTACATCTGCACTCTTGTTTAATGTGTCAAATGTATACGGAGTAACAGACATCATATCTACTAACTTTTGAGTCATGTCTGTAGCCTCTCCCATGCTACCATACAAGATATCAAATTTACTTGTCATGTTTTCAATTTCAACATTCATTTCAATTCCCATTTTTACAAAGTCAGATGTCAAGCTAACTATAGCCTCGCCAACTTCAAAAACAACAGATACCAACTTAGCTATACCCAACTCTAAACTTGTTATACCTGTTAACGCCGTTGCAAGAGCTGATGTATTTATATCAAAATCAATTTTTACACTGTCTACGCTTGCCAAATTCCCCACCACCTAAAAGTTTTTAGGGAATTTTAGTCCCCGCATTTTGCAAATTTCACTATACCATTTGTTTCTTTTTTTAGATTCAGATTCAACATCTATATTTAAAATATTATTTCTTATGTTTTCGGCTGTTTTATCAGCCTTTTCATTCATCACAAGACATGCAATATAGCTAGCTTGTTCGAGCAATAAAATTTTATCCTGTTTGGTTTTCTCTTTGATTAATCCATTAATTTGTATAAGAGTCATATCGTAAAATTCATTGTCTGTTATATTTAATTTACTTTTGGCAGCATAATAAATATCTTCTATCCAGTTACTTTTTTTTCGATATCATCATCATTACTATCTATAATATTTTTTTTCCAGACTCCTAGGTCTATAGCAGTTTTAAGCACTTTACTTATTTCTTTTAAAGTTACTTTACCATCATTATCAATTTTATCTACTAATTCTTCGAATGTCATTCCATTGTTAATCATTGATATATGCAACATTTTTAACATTGATTCAAAATTATTTCCATTTACTTCCGATATATCAATATTCTCTTTTTGCAATTGTATAATTTGTTTCATCCCTAATTTTATGACATATTTTTTGCCATCTAATTCGAGTTCTGTGCTCCATAACATATAAATCACCTCATAAATTTTTTTTAAACTGGTTCACAACTTTCATCAAGATATTGCAAATTACCAACACCAGTCATATTTGCTTCTTCTTCTATCATTCCATCGATTTTAGTATTGCATTTAATCCCGTCAAAATAAGCTCTGCCAATGAAACACTCGTCATTAACGGTATTATTAAACAATTTTATTATAAATGGATTAGATATGGTGTAATTAAATATACTTTCATCCAATACCCAATATTTTTTGAATCCACAGGTCCAACTTTTTAATCCTTTTGCCTTGCTTTCCCATCCGCTGCCAAAAGTTGAACAATCCTGAATATTGTTTTTTGCTTCAACTGACCATTCGAAAACTCCACCATATTGCTCTGTTGTGAATGGTGTTGCACTTATGGTTAAGTCGTCCACAGGTGTATACTCATTGTTAAACTGTACACCACCTATTATTACTTTATATAATGACGAACTAACAACTACATCATTGTCATAGACTATTACACCGCTTGTATTTATTTGCCACTGCGTTTTATTATTTAATAGCACAGTAACATTATCAGCCTGCAATGTAGCAGCTTGTTTGACAAATGCAGTACCTGCAATACCTTGTATATATAAAGCTCCTAATATACCACTTACAGCAGCCATTTTCTAACCTCCTACACTATTATGTCAGTGTTACCGCTCCATCTGCAACAAAGCTAAATTCAACTTCGCATACTCCATCTACTTTATTGTCACATTTTAGACCTTCTATAAATGCAGTTAGATCAAAGTGATTTGTATTGTTATACAATATCAATGCAACTGTAGTACCTGCCAATACAGCAGCTTTTAACAATGCTTGACCATTTGTATCACCAACATTTAACAATCCTTTTATATTACCAGTACATCCCTTTAATCCTGGTAATTTTTGCTCCCAAGTATCACCAAATGCAGTACTATCCTGTATATTATTTTTTATATCAACACTCCATTCTGACACATTTAAAACACTATTTGCACCTAGCACTACACTACCATTTATACCACTTTCAGCAGCCATTTTTATACCTCCATAAATTTATTCATTAAACTAGTGTACTACCTTCCACCCAGTCAGCTTCTAACCATGTTGCCGCTCCACCTTCGTACTTATATGTCTTTATGCCTATGCCCATTTCTATTTTATAAGAGTTTTTAGTTGCGTCCTCTGCTTTATATGTGTTAGTTTCCATATTAGACACATAACAGTTGTGTAAAATGCAGCTTCTCATATCATCTTCACTGTCTGAAACGCTTCTTTCCTGCAAGTTTAAACCATTTCCAACCCTAACACGCCTTACATCGTTGCCAGTAGTCGCTCGAGGGAATTCGACGTTTTGTCTAGCATAAGATATAAACATATAATTTTGTTTTGCAAGGTCTCCTTTGTACTGGATTACAAAGTCGTGAGGTTCGTTAACCCTTGTTCCTTCCTCGCTTAAAAATAATCCAAACAACTTTGCGTCATCATAATTCATAGCTGACACGTCCATATAAGACGCATTTCCATAAGAATCTTCGCATTTAAGTGTCAATGTTGCTTCGTCATCAGCTAACGGTGGGGCTTTTATTTCTAGCAATGTAAAAACTTCATCTGTTGACTCATCTTCAAGCCTTAAAATTGTTGCTCCATTGCCTAATAATGCAGGTTTTAGTGACAACTTTTTTGTCGAACTCTCTATTGTAAAGCTATCCATTGTTATATCTACTGTAATCAACCTCCCTTCAACTGCTTTCAAACTAAAATTACAACTAAATAAATTTCTTTGCTTTTCATCTTTACCAAGTCCATGTATATCTGACTTATTAAGAATTGTTATTGTGCCATTACTATAATGCTCAAAGAGTTTTCTAATAGCTTCAATCCTATCATATCCAGCTGTATAATTTGTATCTCTTACCATAACTTGAAAATCTATATAAGACACAACTAATTTATCAAAACTATTTAAACTTTCTCTTCCACCATAGAAAAATATTGATGAAATATTATCAGATTCATCATTAAAATTACCAATAAATGTGGTTTCACCTAGCATTAACAATTCAGCATATAGCAAGTCGTGTATAGGTCTCCATGGCACGTTTATTCCTATGCCATCATCTTTATCAGTAGTAACATCAAGTATTCCGAACCATTCTTCTGTTGCGAAATTATCGCTGAACATAGTTCCTTCAAAATAAAATCTCTGATTCGAAGGAATACCATTCATTGTGAATTCATAAAATGTATCAGTACCACTCAAAACCTCAATATAATATTCATTAGGGCTATAAACCCCACTTATATCTGAAAAAATACAATAAATAGCGTCGTATTGCCCTATCTGATGAGTTAACCCATCAACTCTCATAGTAACACTATTATGCGTTTTGGAAACTAAAGATAATACTATAGCCATTTTAAAACTCCCTAACTACCGAATAAATATCTAAAAAATTCACCGTGTTTCTCTGTCCATGCATTTTCAAGGAACTTAGCCTCGCCATGTGGATGGTATACATCTAATCTCTCATGCACAGCCATTGCATACTCAACATGTGTTGCGTCTTCTGTAGCAAATTCAAGACTCCAAACACCCTCGCGAGTCCTATTTATTTTCCAACTATACTTCTCCAAATGGTGGGTATCGTATGGGCAACGTCTTCTGGCTTCATCCAGTACAATTCCTATTGCCTGCCTAACCCGCTCCCAATCTTGATACCTTTTTAATCTTGCTACTGCTTGCACCAAATAAGCCATGTTACACCAACCAATATTTATAAAATTTAATTACATTGTTTTCATTCTTGCATTTTTTTATAGCAACTATTTTATAATCACCAATTTTTGTATCAATTTCTAGCAATGTTGTTGTATGCAATTTAGCTTTAGATATTACTTTTTCACCATTTTTAATTAATTTTTCTTCCTCTATTTCGACAAGTCGACCTTCGATCGAACTTGTTGTATATGTTTTTTCTCCAAATTTATTAATCGCACCCGGAATTGATATTGCAATTGTTTCTGACCACTCATCAACTAAATTATATAATTCCATTTTTTATATCTCTTCCCAGTAAAATTTTTTGTAATTCTTGAGTACACCTTTTACGTATTCATCTGAAAAATCTAAACTTTTTGTATTTTCTTGTTTGAAATAAGTTATTTCAACATCATCAATTTTCTTTTTTTGGATATTTGAATTGTTTAAAACAATGCTACTATTTATATGTTGAGCTATTAAATTTACTAGCTCAAATGGTATTTTGCACAAAAATATAGTTGCTTCTATTGCTTCTTCTTCAACAAATTTTTTATAATTTTCAATTACAAATCCAGAATTATCATCAAGAATAGATCCGATTCTGTACAGCCCATCATTATAAGCAGTTCCAGATATAACTATAAAATTTTCAGCTTCAAATGGTAATGTAAAGTCACATGTTGCAGTATCTCCGGCTAAATCCATATCTAATGTCTCATAGATATAGCCATTTGTATTTTTTGCATAAAAATAGTTTTTGCATGATATACAAATTTGCTCAACCAAAGCAGGTATAGCTAAATCGATTCTATCATCATATGTAGTTTCAGTTATTCCCAATATTCTTTTTACTAAATCTCTTGTCATTTTGTCACCTTCATCATTACATTGTGCTGATATGTTTCTCCTGATGATACTGCTACAACTGATATTAAGTAGCTTCTATTTTCTAAACCGCCTATAACCTTGATACTTACTGCATTTACATTAATTGTGCTACTATCTATTACATCTGCTGTAACATCTACATTTGCAGCATATGCAGTAACAACTATACTATCTATAGATGTCAAATTTTCCGAAAAATCTACAGATATAGTATATTCTTCTGAAACTTGTTTCTCAAAAATATCCATTTTATTACCTTCATCATAAAATATTTTTACTTTTGTATCATCTGAAAATATATTTTTAATGTTAAATATATTAGTGTTATTTATTATATTGCACTCTATAACTGCATTTAATATAATTGAGTATAATCTTTTAAAATTTGTATTTGTATTTGTATTTGTATTTATGACTTTTACTATTTTTTTAGATAATATGCTTTCTGTATTACATATTAATTTTTCTATTTCAACATTTATTTCTTTTGCTGTTAAAATATTTATAGCAGTATTGCATGTTTGATTATATGTAGCCATATATACCTCACTAATTAGGCTTGGTCAAACGTATTTTGTATTACAAATTCTATACTATCTCCAACCTCAACATTTATAGCTGAAAAATTAGCATGCATTAACATATTTCCGGCGGTTAAAGCTGTAAATAATCCAACTTCCGTAATAGCTTTTGCTGCACCTGTACATGTAATTGTTCCTGTAACTTGATATGTGTCGTTTGTTGTTCCTCCAGTGTTGGTCTGTACTGTTGTTCCAGCTGTTCTTGTTTCTGCACTAGCTGTTGTCAGTGTTGTATCAGTAGCCGCACTTTCTGTTGTACCTATTCCCCAGCCTAAATATTTTGGCTCTGCTGCCGCTGCTTTGATTGCAGCTGTTATTATGCTTAAACCTGCATTTGTTATAATGCTTACATTAGCCACTACTTTTCACCACCATTTTTTCTTCTTTTTTTTCATCTACAATACAGCCTAAATCCTTGATAGTACCATCTTTTTTTATTATTTTTGCAAATATTATTATTTTACTATTACTTTTGTTGTTCATTTTTGTATTCCTTTATCTTGAATTTACATTTATTTTTTTCTTCTTCTGTGATTGCCAATTCTAATCTTCTTTCCCATTTCCTGTAATTAGTTTCAGTTCTTGTGATAGGTATAATCAATTGTTCTATTTCTTTTTTTGTTCTACTCATATTACACCTCGATACAAAAATGCAAGCAATTATTATGAAATAATCCCATGATTTCTGCTTCTTCCACTTCTTCAATTGTCAAAATTTTTCCCTCAAATGGTTTGCACAAATCACATATAGTACCATGTTCACTTATTTTTACTTTTCCACTTTTACTATTCTCTAATACTTCCATTCTTAACAAAGTGTTGTTTATATGTCTTGTATACATTGTTGAGTATGTTTCTATGTTCCACCTTGCTCCATTGCTTGCTATAAATCCAGTTATACCAACCTCGGCATAACTGGATAATATTTTCTGTTGTAATACTTTATCATCTGTAGATTTAATTTGTTGCAATACTATATTATACTGTTTTGTAGCTTCAATATGCATATTTTGCATATCTTTAGTATACTGTTTAATCAACTCAAATGCTTTTTCGCTTCGGTGTAGCTTTAAAAAATAATCTGAATTATAAGCGTTCAAACTATTATTCATCATGTATTTTCGAAACTGAAATTTTTTACCTTGTAACAAATTTTTATATGCCAAGCTTGTTAAATTTTTGTAGTATTTTATAGTATTATTAATCATTTGTACCTCTTGAAATTATATTTCTTGCTCAAACCAATCTACTGACCAATCAGCCTCGGCGTCCCACTCAACATTAGATAAGTATCCTTCGACTTGAGCCTGCGTATATCCACCCTCGAGGTCAACTTTTCTAAATCCGCATACTACTGTTTTACCATCAATTTCAACTCCGCCAGTTTTTAAATTTTGAACATTTGAATAATGCTCTTGCGGATTTTGAGGAAACATTGTTGTCATATTTGCAGCTATTTGCAACTCTGCTATTTGTCCTTTTTCTACTGTTTCAAATAATATCCATCTATAAGCCAATTTTAACAACCTCCTGAAATCTTATTATAATTATTTTTTTGATTTGTATTAAATATTAGTATTGTTTTCAAGTAACCATTATAAAATCCAAGATATGAACTAGCACCATCTGCTCGACATCCTATTACAAATTTTTGCCTCGTTGTTAGATCTGTTGATCTGACGCTTAAAGCTTCAACACTATCAATATTTACAGTTACACCATTTTCGGATTTATTTTCCCATGTGCATAATATTTTATGCACAGATTCCAATATTTGTGTTTTTAATATGTCTATATTATCTCCCAATCTCAAAGAATGATAGAATACAGTAGTTTTAGAATGTACGATACCATACTGTACACCAGTTAATGTGTAAGCCTTCGAAAACAAATAAGCTGTACCAGAGTTCTGAACTGCTGTAAGCGAATTATGATAAAGCGACAATGGTGGACTTGTTATATCAATCAAACTATATGCTTCTACTTCTAAATATGTACTCTCAGATGCAACAAATTTAATTCCATTAGTTTCAAACACTCCATTTGTACAAATTGTTGGCATTAACGACGAATTAGATTGAGTAGCATTATTAGTCACAAACTGATTATACCAAGTTTTAACTTTTCCAGTTGTTCCAGTGCAAAACGTTTCTATAGCTAATTTATCCACATAATCATTAACAAATCCAACATTTAAAGTTGTATTGTCACTCTGCCTCTGCACCTCTAGACAATAACCTTTATATGTATTTGTTAATTTATACAAACTAAATCCCATTACACAGCCATGATTTGGGATTAAGTCTAACACATATTTTTTTACACCGCTTGTAATAACTCTTAAAGTTGTTGGTGATGGCACTTATACAGTCACCACCTTTAAAATAACCTTTTTTATAGTTGCTGAGGAAGGTGTATATGCTGCCATTGTTTGTAAAACTCCATACAATGTTGTACTGTTGCTTGCTAATTTACATTTAAAGTTGATATTATCATTTTGTGACCACAATGTATCTCCAAAGTCCAAAGGTGTTGTTATATCTATGTACCCAAGATATTTATCGTGTCTATCGGCTGAAATCAAATTGAATGCTGCATTGTCTGCGATTGCTGTAGGTGCAGAACTGTATAAGTGCAATCTAAACGCACCCATTCCACTAGGAATTGCATTCACACCAATTTCTAAGTTTACACCCATTATAATTATTCCACTTCCAGCAACTGCAATATTTGAAAATGATATATTGGCAGCTGGTGACATTCCAACGACGTCTAATGCTGTGTATGCAGTAGTGTCTGCTGGTCTTGTAACAAGTGAATAAACGTTGGTGTCTACACTTCCTACTTTTAACGATTTAGTGCTATTTGAAGTAAAACATGTTTCTAAAATTTCGACGATTCTATGAGATATACTCATTTTGTCACCTTCTTACTTTTTGTTGCATGTTCTTCTTTGACTTCTTCAACTTTTTTTATTTCTTCATGTTTAAAATTTTTAGAAATTAAATAATTTATAACATTTTCATCATCAGTTTCAAGGTTACCATTAAAAAATTTGCAAAGAGCCTTATTGTTTTCCTTATCCCAAATTATTTCATTTCCATTTCCATAAAATTTCATTTTGTCCTCCTATGCTGCTACTGCTACAGTATAAGTAACCTGTAATGTCATAGCTGGAGGGTTTGCAGTTGCTCCGTTTGTTATTGCAATATATAACTTTTCTCCTGCACTCAACACTTTATAAGTTGCGTCCAATGCTCCTAAACTTGTCACGGCGTTAGCTGCTGGAAATGTAGGGTCTGTATCATATGTTTGTGTAACTATTGTGTTAGTTCCATCTGTTGCAGCTATTACACACGTGTTACTATCGTCAATACCAGCACTTGCACCCTCTGGGATTATAGAAACGTCTGTAAGTGTTATATCAACGCCTGCAGGTGTGAAAAATATTGCCCTGGCTGTTATGTCTGCACCTGCTGCCAAATCTTCAATTCTGTAATTAAATGTACGAGTTTTTGCAGCTGTTGACATTTTAGCAAGTGTAACATTTGCGTCTAATATTTTTGCTGTTGTAACTGCGTCTGCTTCAATTTTTGCAGCATTAACAAAATTATTAGCCATTTTTGCCCTGCCTGTTGCGTCTGCTGATAATGCACCATTTAAAATTTTTGCTGTTGTAATTGCGTCATCTGCCACAGTTCCTACAGTTACAGCCTTTGAATTAGTTCCATCATGGTCATGACCACTTGTCACATTAAAAATTGTCTCAAAAAGACGTCTCATGGTAGGATTAAATATTGTTTTAAAGCTATAAGCCATTTTAAAAACCTCCTAAATCTAAGTAGGCGGATTATACCGCCATTTGTTCCTTAGTTAAAAACTATGCATCTAATAATCCTGTCAAACTTCCATGTGCAAAACTTGGTCCATGGTCTAAACCAAACTTACCAAAAATCTGTCCTGATACTGCTGCTCCGGTTCTTGCTAGTTCCTCATAAAAGAAATTTCCTTTTTCTGGTACTGGCTGAAACACTGGTTTAATAAGTGCCATATCTGCTAATAAAATTGATGTAGTAGGCATAAATCTATCAAGCATTATTCCAATATTACCAAAGTCAGTTTCAATCTGTTTTATGTTTACACCACCAACATTTCGATCTGTTGGTGCATAACCATATATGTCAGATATAACCTGTTTTTGGAATCCATTGCACCATAATACCACATTTTTAAACAATGCACCATTTGTATACATTTCTAACAATAGTGCGTCTATCATTGCCTTTGTAGCATATGCACTACCTCCAGCAACTGTATTAACTGTACAAAGTTCAAGCAATCCACGTGTTTTGTTAGCTTGACCTGCGTTTGCAGCTATTGAATAAGCTCCATTAATGCATGTATAATCAATATCCCTAGCAATTTTTTCTAAAGCTTTTGCAATCTGAAAATCTAGCTCGCTTGGTACTGCATTTGCTTGACCTGCTGTATTTATTCCACTCAATCTTCCTTGGTTTGCCATTCTTTCATATGTCAAAGAAACAGTTTCATGAAAAATTTGACATACATTTTTAGCCTGTGCTCTTACATATGAAATAACCGCAGGAGCTGTCAAACTCGCTGTTTCTGTTATGGCAGGTTGTGCAGCTGCCTCATGGTCGTATTGTTGGTCAGTTGGAAACTCAAAATTATCAGTTATCATACCGCCTCCGCTCAATCCGCCAATCATTGTCAAAAAAGGTGTATTGATTTGGTCACTAGTAAATAGCTCTCCACTATAATTAGGTAAGTTCCACACTGTACCTTGTGTTGTATTTGCCATTTATATATCATTCCTTCCTGTTTTCATTAAATATATCGTTCTTAATTTTTACTGCCATTGCTGTATTACCTGACTCTACAGCCTTTTTATAATCATCTTCCATCTGTTGTAAATTACTTTTTGCTACAATACCCTGCGAATTAATAGTATTGCTTCCTTTTACTTCTTTTTTAACAAATAAATCTTTAAATTGTTCCTGAAACGGATTTAATATCATTTCCTTGTTTAAAATTTTATTATCTTTTACAATTACATCATCAAGATTAATATTTTTTATCAATAAGTCTGGATAAACTGCGCCCATACTGCTTAACTCATCTTTTAATAATGATTTTGTGATTATATTAGATATTTCTTTCTCTTTTAATTCTAATTTTGTACTAAATTCACTCTGCAGAGTATCATATTTAGCTTTCAAATCCTTGTTCTCACCAAATAATTTTTCTGATTCTTTATTATTTTTTTCATACTCAACTAATTTTTCTTTTACAATTTTTAATTCTTCGTTTTTTTCATTAAACGTTGATTTTGGTATATAATTACCATCATTCAAGATTAATTTTCTATTTCCCATTTTTTCTGAAACCTGTTTGTATAAGTCTTCGCCAAGCATATCTTTTAAAAATTCCATTTATACCACTCCTAAGTTAGTTTTTTTGGTGCAATCCACCACCATTAGATTATTTTTTTAAGCAGAAATTTTTTAAACTGCGATATAAAAAAATAGACATGTATAATGTCTATTGAATAAAGTTATTTGCTATTTAATTGTTTTGTATAATTATATTTCGAACACTACATCTATCAATTTATATGTTTTATTATTAATCAAAATATAATATTCTTTGCATTCTTTTTGTTCTACAATTTCAACTTCTCCAATAAGCTCAATTATTGCTCTATCTGCATAGTCAACTTCTTTTATAACTGTTACTTTTCTAGCTTTCTTCATCAAATCATCTAATTCAATTCCATTAAATTTTAATTTTGGAATGTCATTTTGAACTGCCATACTTATCACCTCATTTTTCTATCTTAACAAATTTGTTCTCTACAAATTCAATTTCTATATTGTCATATTCTTTACTTAACTTTTCAACTTTGCTTATATATGCATTTCTTAATCTATATAATAATTCATTATCATTGTAAATTGAAACAATAACAGATTCATTTCGTAGAATAAACTTATTATCTATTACTTTTTCAAGTTCTTCACTTGCACATAAAGACATTCTACATCTAGTTTTTATTATTTTAAAATTATACCATTTTTCTCCACTTGTCCTCTTTTCTTCTATTCTTTCTTGACTTATATCTAGTTCTAACTTTACATCATCTACTTTTATACCTTCAATTTCTACTAAAAATTTTCCTTCATACATGACTATCATCCTTTTTTTATTATTATTTACTTATCATTATACCATTCGGATCAGCATTATCAATATTTTTTTCTTCTTCTTTTTTATCTTTTGCAATTAATTTTAACTCTTCATCTGCATCATTTACAAAAGGATGATTTGCGAGTGCTGTCTTTTTACTTGTTACATCAACACTTTTCAGTACATCATCAATCATTTGTGTTGTGTTAAAGATGATATTGCGATTATACACTATATCTATTTCATCTATATTATCTTGTTGCATTTTCTTTATTTCAAGAAATTTATTTATAAACCAGTAAACTTTTTTAATAGCCATTGTAACTTCTGCCTCTAAATCATCAGCTTTCAAGTCCAAATCTGCGTATCTACTTTTTATAACAACATTAGTTGTATTGCTATCCGCTGCTCTTCTAGTATCAACAGCTTGCCCAAACTCGAATATATCATCTCTTATTATTTCTAGAAAAGTTTTTCGTGCTTCGATAGGTATATCAAGAGTTAACCAATTTAAACTTCCTTTTTCGTCTATTTCAGCTACTCCATGCCTTTTAAAATTATTTAAAAATTTTTCATAACTTTCTGCACTATATCCATACACTGTTAAAATAGAATCTTGAAATCTATCTATATTATTTCCAAAATCGCTTTTCATCACATCATACAAGTCTATATCTTGTTTAATAGCAATCAAGTCATTTATTTTATCATCATTATTCCAAAGTGCTACAAATGGAACTTTTCCCCATCCGAAATATTCTGTTGATTTTATATTATCTGATAGTGTAGTGTTTACACGATAGTTATAACGAGGGTTTTCTTCAACTTGATAATCAAAATAATAGTTGCCTTCATCATCTTCCATGTAAAATGTTACTTTCTCTTTATCCCATAATTCAACTTTTTTCCTTATTTTCTTTTCATTATTTACTATTACATGCATATTATAATATCTAATCATTTGTATGAGTTCATCTTCGTACTCAGTATCGTAAATGGGAATGCATTCCAATGCGTCTATTATTTTTATTTGTAAATCTCCATTGTTGTCTATGTATGCATGTAGCCAGCTTACACCTTTTTTAGATGCTTCTTTTGCTGCTTTTTTTATTATATTATTTATATCAAATATTTTATTACAATTTTCTGCATTATTTACAATTACTTTTTTACCCAACAAATAATTAATTTTTTGGTCAACTATCTTTTTAAAAAAACCACTCCCACATTTATGATTAGTTGCCCAGAGATTATTTTTTCTGTCTTTTTCTATGTTTGCTATATATGTATTCTTTCTAATATAGTATAGTTGTCCATCATTTGCATTTAATTTAAACTCAGATATCAAATCATTACTTATTTCTTGCTGTATAATATCCTCATTTGTTACATTTTCGGCTGATTTTAATTTAAATTGTTCCGTTGTAAACATTTTTTTCCCCTTCAATTTACATATTAATCAAACATAGATTTTTTTCTGATTGGTAATATTGTGTTAACAAAGTATCTGCAGTCATCAAGGCAATGGTCAAATTGTTTAATTGGCTTGTCCTCGCCTCGTTGTGCGGCTTTATCATCCCACATATACGAGTAAAACTCTTTAATAATATTTTTACAACTCTTATCTATTTTAATTTTGTCCTCAACTAATTTGACTGCAACGTTCTCTATACCTGCATTTACGTCATTGTTAGCTTTTATAACTTTGTATCTATTATATTTTTTTATAGTCTGTATAAAACTAGACGCACTCGGATCGATTATTATACCCAGTAAATTTTTATCACCAATAAATTTTTCTAGTTCTTTATAATAATTTTCATTGTCTTTTTGTATCCCAGTTTCTTTTCCAGAATAATAATATTCTTTCAATCTGTGCCACGTTGTTCCATCATTTCCCCATAGCCCAAAACTTAAAGCATTGTAAACTCCATAATCACAACTTACATAAAACTTATTACATACTATATTACTAGTGTCTATTACATGCCTACTCTCATCAAACATGTCATAAATTACACCCTCAGCAATTACCCACAATCCCAATATATATCTTTTGTGAAATATTCCTTGGTACATTCTTTTATATCTATCTTTTACATTTTCAGATAGAGTAAGATTATCACTCATATCAAAATGTAAATATAAAATTTTCTTTTCTTCTGCTTTGTCTATGTAATCAGTTTTAAAAAAATGATAAGGATTTTCAGGGTTACAGTTGCAAAATATCTTAGAGCCTTCTATACTACATCTACCAATCATTTGCTCTACAAATGACTTTGGGAATAGCGCTATTTCATCAGCCAAAGCTCCAGCTGATGTCAAGCCCTGCAATGTGTCCTGACTCGACTCATTGTTTGCTCCAAAAAGATAATAAGTGTTATTACCTATCTCTATAAAATTTTCTGACCTATTATAATTAAATTTCCATCCAAAATTTATCAAAATAGAAATTAAAGGTTTAATAACATTTCTTTTTAAACTGCCAACACTTTTTCCTGCAACTATAAAATTTTCAGCTACAAATTTACTTTGAGACCATTTAAGAAATGATACTATCATGCCTATAGTCTTGCCTGACCTGATAGCCCCATCAGCTATTACTATATCATTGTCTTTGTATATACTTTCATCATGCCACCAGTATAGTAATATTTTCTGTTTTAGTGAAAATTCAGAAAATACGAAACCTTTTTTATCTACTTTAAACTTCCTCATCAAGTATCCCAATTTCTTTTAATACTGTTTTAGATGGCTTTGTAGCTTCAATAAACTCTTTAATTGCTTTTGTATTATCTTCTGTATCTTCTTGTACAAGTTTCTTTTCTTCGAGTTCAAGTTTCTTTTTATCTTGTATATCCATGATGTCTAATGTTTGCCTCTGCATTTTTTGCAACTTATCTACTGCATTCACAAAGTTAAGCATTTTTTTATCGTTCATGGTTCTAGTTACAATTTCTTTTAACTCTTCCTGATCTCTATCAACTTTTATTTTTTCAACAAATGTATATAGTTCATTATTGTTTCCAAGTGCATTTTCTATATTTTTAAATATCTTGTTAGATATATTATAATGTTTATTTACTGCTGCAAGTTGCTTGTCAACTATGCTTTCAACAGATTTTTCTTTTAATTTTACTCTTATTTCTTCTTGAATTATTTTTTTTGATGTTGACCATTTTTTCTTGATTGCTATTCTTTCAAGTTTTTTAAAACTTACATTATTTTTTATCGCAAGGTTTCTTATGCTAATTTCTGTTGTTTCATATTCGTTTCTTAATTTTTCAACATCTTTTATAATATTTAAATCAATTCTCTCTTTTTTATTTTTTGCTGCTTTTTTGTAGTAATCTACTTTATCCATACAATCACCTAAATTTCAAAATCTATTAATACTTCATCCATTTCGTCTTGACTTATCCCTATATATTTCAAAGTTTCGCCTGGCACTGCATGATTAAATATGTATTGCAGCAATGGCAAGTTATTTTTATCTTTATAAAAATGATAACCAAAAGTTTTTTTAAGTGTATGTGTTCCTAAATTTTTAAGACCAAAATAATTTTCTATATCTTTAATAATATTATAAGCACATTGTCGAGTCATTCTATCTTTATATCTATTTGTAAATAAATATCCATCTATATTATTTAACTTTATATAATCATTAACTATCTTGCATAATTTTTCTTTTATTATTATCTTTCTTCTTTTGTTTGTCTTTCCTTCTCTTATATATATATATTTATTTTTATAAAAATGTTTAGATTCTAAATTTAACAAATCGCTTATTCTTAATCCCAAATTTATCCCAACATAAAATAATACATAATCTCTTTTAATATTTACATATATACTTGTTTTATTTTCAAGATAATTGTATATTGCATAAATAATTTTTTTGTCTTTTATTGGTTCTACAAACTCCATAAAACTATCACTTCTTCCAATAAATCTCCTTTACATAAACCCCTTCTGTAAACCACTTTTTCAAAAAAAATATAAGCTATTACATACTTATAGACTTTTCCCATTTATTCTCAGTTACATATCTATCATTTTTATACATCAAAATATCTTACTTGGCAAACCCTATTACTCACAGTACTATTCCAATATTCACCTATACACAATTCTCTTTTTACCTTACATTTACTGCAAAATATTGACCAAATCAAATCAATATGCCCACATTCCCCACAATAACAAAATAACGCTACTCTTATTCTATTTTTTTCTATAATCATCTATGTTTTTAACCATTTTACTAATCTTATATTCTTTGTGTAAAACTGTTAAACTATACATTATTATTATTCCCAGTATCGATCCAAGCAAAAACGTTCCCATTTTTATCATCCTCCAGAAAAAAAATATACAAAAAAGAGCCTCCGCCGAAACAGGATAGCTCTTTTCTTCAAGTATCACCATATTAATTTAAAAATAACAAAGGAATCAATCATACAAGTTCTAATTCGTTTTTCACTACTCGCATTTTAAGATTAACATGTTTTTTGTTGTAATACAAGTGCAATTTTTATGCAATTTTCGTGTAATAAATATGCAGAAAACATGCAATAAATATGCAAAAAAAATAGCCCTATTGGGCTAATATGCTACTTCCATTTCAACATATCCAACATCTTCTCTACCATCCGAAATATCAACTATTTTTAAATTTAAATCTGATATGTTTCTATATTCATCATATTTTTCTATATCATCTATTGTTAGATCGCCATTATATTTTTCTATATCGTCTATTGTCATTTTTATAAAATCATCTTCATTTACATTTTTAAAACATATTACAATTTCGATTCCTTTATTCCATTCGTTTGTAAAGCTCTCTTTAGTATTTTCACCTGACCAGCTACTTCCTGCTTTTACAAAAAAATCATCTTTGTCATTATCATAAAAATTATTTATTAAATTTTCTACATCATTAGTATCTACACTTATTATTCTTCCCATGTTCATAGTTTGTATCTCCTTTTTTTTAGTATATACATAGTATACAATACTAGTATTGTATTGTCAATACTATAATGCTTATCTATAAAAAAAGTAGCTATATTAGCTACTTAACCTTACAACAATATCCATACAACAATCTCCATTATATTAGCAATCATACTTAATACAAAGTACAATTTTAAAAATAATATCCATTTTTTATTCATTTCATAATTCACCTTGGAGGGTCTCCCCTCCATAATTTATACTGCCTTTTCTAGTTTATTTTTAATAATCAAATCTAAACTACAGCATAAATTTTGAAACTGTATCATGTTAAGCTGATCTAACTTGTCAATTCCAAAATTTTTATTTATTATTCTTTCTATACTTTCAACACTTTTTCCAGATTCAAAAATTTTATCTGCCAATATTTTTATTTGTTTATCTCCAATTTTTATACTAGATTGTTGTAAAATCTTTGTATCTTCTATGTTAATTACTTCTTCTTTAGTCACGTTTGCATTTACGTCTAATATTTTAAGTTCTTCCATGTCTGTCTTCATTTCTTCCGCTATGTAACACCCCTGAAAATCATCCGGAAATGCTTCTCTTAATGTTTGTACTATTGCAACTTTTCTAATCATTGTTGCTGGTTTTTCTGTCCACATTTTGTTAATAGTTCCATCTTTTTTCCTTGCTATATACTCATTAATTTCTACTGACTGTTTTAAACTCATTGTCTTATCTTTAAACCACACTTCACACCATCCTCCAACAATTACTTCCTTTTCTTTATAATATGCTGAACCTTCCCTATCTATTATCTCTGATGTGTCTTTATTGTAAATTGTTATTCCTGCTTTCCATCCATCACAATTTTTGTTTTTAAATGCTCTTTTAGTAAATACATCCTTGCTTATAATCATTGTTGCTGGCTGATTTCCCATATATTTTATTAAATAAGCTTCATTTATCCATGGATTAAGTTTTTGATGTTTGCAAAGTGCAATAAACAACATAACTTCTTGGTCTGTAACATTCCCATTTCCTCTAACTAAAAAATTTTTAACTAAATTATTTGTCAACTTTATATCTCCAGTATCTGTTTTTATTACATCCATATTTTTATTTATTTCAATTAAATTATTTTCCATTTTTATCATCCTTTTCAATTTGATTTTTTTTAAAAAGGAATGTATACTATTCTTAGATTTTATTCTTTCTACATTCCTTTTTTTAGTATCATTTGCTTAGATATTGCAGTATCTAAGCAAATGGGTTATACCCTAGTGCTATTGTCCAATATTCCTCTGTTGTTACTATTATCCCATTCACCATCATTATTTCTTCTTCTCCGATATTATAAATTTCCATTTTGTATCCTCCATTGATTTTTTAATTTGAAGGATGTATAATACTTTTTAGTGTTGATTTTATACATCCTTTTTTTCTAGTGCATATTTGACGATATGCACTATTTAATTCCCTTCACAATTCTTGATAATTCATTATCTTTTCTATTTAACATTCTTCCATATTGATTATAAAATTCTGACCTATCCCAGTTATATTTTTTTACAACTAATGCTAATAATTTGTTGTACTTATTCCTGCATTTTTTATATAATTCAATCATTTTTTTCACCTCCTTTCAATATTCAATTTTCAATGTTCAGTTTGACGTCGTCGTCAACTTATGTACTTATTATACTTGACACTACTGTCAATGTCAACACTTTTTTATATTATTTTTCGACAAAAAAATAAACCCTAGACGGGTTATTTAAACTTAACTTATGCATTTTTTAAATATTCTTTTGAAAATAAATTTTGAATACCAACTTTCCTATAAAACTTTTTATCTATTGTTTTATTTTTTATTCTCATTCTTATTGTAGATGTTGCTACTCCAAGAATTTTCGAAACCTCAGGTACTGTCATATCATAAACCATTTCTTTTGCCATCTTTATTCCTCCCCTTTTTCAATTTATTCCTTTCCTCCGCTACTGACTCTATATACTTTTTATCAAATATGTATAAAGTTTTATTGCCAAATTCCCTATACATATTTTTATCAAATACACCTTTTTTTAATAAAATTGATACATTTTGCTTTGTACATCCAAGTATAAGAGCTGCTTCTCTCATACTTACTACTTTATTTACATTATATATCATTGTTCTCACAGTCTTTATTATAGTTTGACATGCTGCAATCTCTACAATTCTGTATACTTTTTGTACAATATTCTTTTACTTCTTCTGATTCTACACATGTCAAACATCTTCTTGACACTATGCATTCATCATTTTCTTGTTTTTGTTCTTTATATAATTTACAGTAAACCATTTTTTCATCATCCTTTTTTTATTTTATATGTTACTCTTGATTGACTTTATTGTCAACCACTATTTTATAAATTCTACATTGTCATACAAACTATTATAATAATCATCAGAATACTCTCTTTGTTCATAATTTAACGCTTGTGCTGGTTTATTGATATGTAGATTATTATACATAGTTGCCTTTTTATACGCTTTTTCAGTACCATATTTTTTAACAAAATCATAGAATACTTTTTCAACCTGATTTGCATTTCCAACAAAATTCACAAATTCATTTAGACATTCATTAACACAATTTAACCCCTTCATTTTCACCAGGTTATTTGTTAATATATAGTCTAGGTTGCCATTATATTTGAATCTAAATTGTTTAATTATCTGTTGTATTTCTTCTTTTTCTGTTTCTTCTTCTTGGATCACGTTTTGAATTTTATTTTTTTCTGTATATATTATTTTTTTAATATCTTTTGGAATAACATCAATTCCTTTTATCATTTTCTTTTCATCAAGTTTAATACAAAATTCGTAGTGTGTTATAAATCTATTCTTTTTAATTTTTAATATCTGTAAATCAAAAAATGTTTTTTCGTTTATTTCTTTTATTCCTGGATTTAATATTTTCTGATCTATGTGACATTTTCTATATGATTTAGATACATCAAAAAACTTTAAAAATTTATCTATTGGCATACTATAATTATTTCTTAAATTTTTATACTTACTACAAATCATATATAATTTTAATGCTGTTTCTGTTTTTAACTTATTTAATTCAATTAAATTTATTATAGTATAGTTATCATGCATATCTAGCATTTTAACTATTTCTCTAGATAATGAAAATGTTGTATTTTCTTTGTTTATCTTAATTTTATCCATAACTGATATCATCTCTGCTCGTTCTTGTATATCATCATAACTAATAGTAATATAATTTTTCATATTATTTATTCTTATAAAATATTCATCAAATGTAATATGTTTTCCCGAAATTAGTTTTTTTACATCACTATTATCTAATGTTATCTCGTTATCTTTTATATCTAACTGCCTACTTCTATATGTATATATTGCGGCTATATTCCAAAATAATTTAGATTCAAATGCTTTAAAATTATTAACTGCGTCTGGTAACTTATTTGTAACTTGTATTTCTTTATTCATTTAAACCACTCCTTATCAATATAATATATATATTATATATGAACAAAGACACTCATGTCAATATTTTTTTGGTGTCTTATGTCTCCCTTTTTGGTGTCTTATGTCTCCCTTTTTGGTGTCTTATGTCTCCCTTTTTGGTGTCTTATGTCTCCTGTATCAATTTCTATCACTATTGTTGCAGGTTCGTAAAAAGTAATTAAAAAGTACTTAAAAAGTAATTAAAACAACAACACATAGATTTATACTTTTGATGTATTTTTTTACCAACACTAAATTAAGTCAAAAACTGTTGTTGTATTTTTTTATTTTAAATTTTATTTTTTTTAAATTAACAACTTTAAACTTTTATGATTTTTAAAAATACAAAAAATCTTAATAAAATAAATAAGCTATTCTAATTTATCGAATAACTTATTTAGTCAAAAAAAATAGTTGCAAAACACACTTATCATTTTGAGCTAATATTTTACGTCTAAAACGTGATTTAATTTCGATAGTAACTTTATAACAAAAACAAACTAAATATAGTTTTAGATAGCAAATTTTAATCGAGAGTAATATTTTTATAATCTTCTACATCTGCAATTAACTTTTCTAAATATTTTTCAAATTCTTGTTCAAATTGTTTTCCAGCTGTTGCAAACTTAATCATTGTTCCTTTTTTTGTTGCTTTATATATTTTTACTACCATAACTCTATAATCACATGCAATTTTCATTTTTATGATTAGCATAACTTTGTTATATTGCAGATTGTTATTTTTAAATAATTTATTATCCAAAACTTTATAATTTTGAACAAAACTTAAAACTAAACATTTTTTCATATTTTTACACATCTCCTATCGTTTATTATTTTGCTATTTAAACGCATGAAAAAAATTAATAGTATAGATTATACTATTTTATAGTTTTCGTCATTTTAGATATATTCTCGTCGATATTTTAAGCAAATTTAAAGCAACTATTATCATTTATGTTTAATAATATTTCTTCCATCACTTTTATTGATTGATTATGTATATTGTTTACAGTTCTTAAACACCATACATTTTGATTTTTAAACTCTTTATTATTTTGCAAATTTAATAATATGTCTGAATACTTCATAGTGTGCTTGTATCTGCAGATTATTATATATTTTTGCACTCTATTTAAGCTATCTAAGCATATATTTATTGTGTTTAATTCAATTTCTGCTACAAATAATAAACTTTTCAATCTATCTATCTCTAATTTTATCTCTGCTATAGCATTTACATTGTTTAAATTTGCGTATAAAGCTGCGTTTTCCGTTGGTCTTGAAATTATTGGCTTGAAATTGCTTGATTTGCTACTACTGACTTGTGTATCATTTAGTGATAGTGCTTCTTTTAAAATTCTAATTCTTGATTTTAGAAGAGCAACTTTTGTTATTAGACTATTATACTTTTTTAAATTTAGCATATACAATTCCCCCAAAATTTATTATAATAAATTAACTTAATTATTAATTTTGGAGCTAAAACTCTAAATTTTTTCATATCGTGTGCGCATTTTGTCAATGTGTACACGATTTTTTAATTCAATTTCACTTGGATCTATTTTATTTTTTTTGCAGTATATAAGCTGCAATGTGTATACTGCTTGCATTACATCATTACACTCTTCAAAAAAATTTTCTGTGTCTTTATTTACACAAGCCTGCTCTACTTCTCTTATTTCTTCCCATACTTTTCTAATCTGTCTAAATATATTTCCATTTTTTATTATTTCGTTTATTTTGTACATAGCATATTTCATATTCTTTACAAATCCTTTCATGCTTAAATTTTATAAAAATAAGTTTTTAATAATTATAACTTTTTTATCTAAAAAATAATATAACTTTGTTGTTGTTGTTTAATTATTAGTTAAATATCTTTTTATAAATCATTTATTAGTAGTTGCGGATTTCCCGAATCCGGTTTTCCCGTTTTCGGTTTTATGTTAATTTTTAGGTTAAAAATAATATATACTCTCTCGATTAAAATTTAGTGCCTCAAAGCACATAAAATTTTTATGGTAACTTTATGTGCTTTTATATGTTTTTGTTGTTTAAAGTATAATCTCGTTAATATAAAGATAAATATTATATTAATTCTTCAAATTCTAATTTAATTTGATTTTCAATTGTTTTATTTTTTGTTATGCCACCATTTAGCCACCACGTCATTACTTCTTCACCATTTTCCCATAATGTTTCTTTGTTTTTCCTTTTTCTCTCTATTAGCATTCTTTCAAATGCTTTTATATAATTTTTACGATAGATCGGATGACTATCTATCTCTTTTTTTTGATTTGAAGATAAAGGGCAGCCTATGCATCCTAATCTTTTACAACCTTTGTCATATAAACTACAATAATCAAGCTTATATGATTTTATAAAGTCCCATACTTCTTTATCTGTCCAGTCAATTATTGGATTTAATACAAACTTTCCTTTCTTTACACAGTTTTCTAACATCATCCTACCTTCGTCGTTGTCGTTAACTCCTATGTAATATTTTTTATTTTTATGATTGTTTTCAATGGCTGATCTGTTTTTTCGTTTTGAAGATTCAGACCATCTCACTCCAGTTATTACAAATCTGCCTTCTCCTCCTTTTTCTTTCAATTCACTGCAACAATATCTCACTAGCCTAGTCGGCGGCATTAATTTTCTTTCTATGAGTCTCCACATACTAGTTTCATGCATATGATAATTGATACCGTTCACTTTATTTTTCATAAAATACATTAACTCTGGTTCGTCCAATCCAGTTATATTGTGATGTGCTTCAAACTTTACACCAGCCATTTTAGCAAGTGCAAGGATTACAACGCTGTCTTTTCCACCTGAAAACGCTAAATAATATCCTTCTGTAGGTTCAAATGTTTTTAATCTTGTTATAGCAGTATGTATTTTATTTTCAGTTGCTAGCATACTAAGCTGATCCATCTTTACACCCCCATTTTTTTTATCTAAACAATATTAAAATCACTATTAATAACAAAAACATACTTATCGCAAAAACTGCAACTATAAAATTAAAATCAATATGTTTTATTTGATTTTTCTTGCATATTTTGCAATATCCATTTTCTTCGAAATAATTTAGCTGCTCTTGTAAACATGTACATTTTTCACATTCCATTTTCAACATCCTCTCTCGATTAAAATTTGCTCTCTAAAACGATTAAAACTTTTCGTAGTATGTTTATGTTATTTTTTATGTTTCAATCGTTTTAGATATGTTTTATTGATTATTTAGACTATTATTTTATAAACTTAACTTTTTATATACAAAAATTATTTTTAAATTTACTAGCTATTATATTTTTATCTACTTTTTCGCTTTCTTCTGCATGTTTATATATACTCTTGTTATATTTGATTATTTCTTCTCTTCCAAAAATTTTAGATATGCCATCTGTGTAATATCTATTTCCAAATTTATCTGTATAATCAGATTTATACTCGTTACCTTTTGTACAGCAATCACAATGCATAGCATAACTATAAGTCATTATATAATTACTTTTATCATCAGCTACATCTTGCTTATTTATAGCATGTCCTTTATCTAAACAAACCCAGCACTTAATCATTTTTCTTCCTCCAATCAGCACTATCTAGCAAGAATTTAACGCTACACATGCTTTCTATTCTGCTAGCTAATCTTTCGTCAAGATGTTTGTATAATCCTTTAATACTACAATTGCTTGTGAATATAGTTGCTTTTTTATTAATATACCTATAATTTATTATTTTATATATTCTGTCATATGACCATTCGGTTATTTTTTCAGTCCCAATATCGTCTAGTATTAGTAAATTAGCATTACATAGCTTACTAATATATACATCTTCTTGATTTCCATTTGGATTGTAGCACTTTTTAATATTATCAAGAAAATCAATAGTCGTCGTTATTTCTCCAGTAAATCCATTTTTTAATATTTCTTTTAGAACTAGACAAGCCAGTAAAGTCTTTCCTGTTCCTACTTTGCCAGATAGCAATATGCTAGAATTTTTACAATTCAAAAAATTTAATGCATATTTTTTTAATCTATCAATGACAATTTTATTATTTTCTGTTACAATCAAGTCATCAAAGTGAATGTTTTTAAATCTTTCTGGAATCTTGTTATTATCAAGGTTCCTTTTATTTTCTTCTTTCAATCTAGTTCCTGACTGCATATTAAATATTCTATCGCCAATTTTAATCGTCGTAATCATCTAAAAAACACCTCTCGTCATTTTTAGTATATGTATTTTCAAAATCTTTATCTGTATATTCTCTTTGTTGATAATTAGTTACTAAAGTATTGGTGCTAACATTTTTATTTTTATAATTACCTTCCAAAATTTTAACTCGGTTTGAAGGTGATATAATCCAATCAAATCCACAACTAGACCATTTTCCACTTCTGCCAGATAAAAAATCACTTTCTTGAACTTCGTTAAAAAAATCAACTAAATTAATATTTTTATCTTTGTTAAACCAAGTGGTTATCGTCTTTTTACGTGTATCAGTTATGCTTTTTATTTTTGGTAAGTCAGTACAAGTATTATTAAAAAGCTCTTTTATTTGCTCAAAATCTATCTTAATTTTTGCCTTGGAATCAGTCTGTAAGGCGTCAGACTTACAAGTATCTTTTTTATCTAAATCTATCTCTAAATCTATCTCTAAATCTATCTCTAACTCTGGTGGATTTTTGTCCGGACATTTGTCCAAAATTTGCGGGACATTTGTCCGGACATTTGTCCCAATTGATATTTTTTCATTTTCTATTTTTGAACGATAAACTCTCTTTCTGTCTGCCTCGGAGCTACTTTCTCCTATGAAATTTTGTATATCTAACATGAAAATTGCACCATTATCTAAAATTTCTATTAGCTCGAATTCTTTAAAAAGTCTTAACGCTTTTTCTACTGTGCCGACTTGATGTCTTACTACTTTTGCCAAAATTTCGGAGTTATAAGGTATTCTATCTCTAAACATTAGTTTGCCATTATTTTTTAAACTTTTTAAATATAATTTCATCAAAATATCAGAATATAAATAACCATCTTGCATACCTTGAAGTATTATCATTTCTTCTGATTCAAAGAAATTTTCCTTTATTTTTAAATAATAATATGTTTTATTGTCACTCATTTTAAAAACCTCCGATATTTATTTTTAATTTGATAAATCTAATTTTTTAAATCTTCTGCTAATTTTTTTATAGCGTGTTCCAGTATAGAAACTATAGTTGTGTTATTTTCCTTTGCTATTTCTCTTAATTTTTCGTGTAAATCTGTATACATCCTAAATGTATACTGTTTTTTAACTCTTTTTTCATCTAAAATTATTTTTTTCATATTGTCATCCTCCGAAATTTTATTTGTACTATAACAATTATAAACTTTATATACTGTATTGTCAACATATAAAGTTTATAATTGTTAATACATCTTCCCTATTCAAATTTTATGTCTATATTTTTTTAAAAATTGAGTGTAAAAAATATACAATTTACAATAAAATAAAATGTCATACATGGTTTTTTGATTATCTTGCTTGCAAGAGCTATTTCAAGCTTTGCGGGTTTTGTAAAAACCTTTAAGCAAGAAAATTTTAATTGTTTACTAGCAAGAAAATAATGCAGTACAATTGTATTGTAAAAAGTTATACAATATGATATAATAAATATAAATTCGGAGGTGAGCAAAAAGCATGATAAGCAATATAAACGTTAGACTCGGGGATAATGATAAATTAATCTCTGATTTTATGCAGATTCAGACAAAAAAAAGTTCTACAATTAAGTTGTTGATAGAACTTGCAATAACAAATTATGGCATGATAGATATGCACAAGATAAGCTCAAAAATCGAAGAAGAAAGGAGAAAAAAAATACTGCAAGGTTTGACTTAATGAGTAGTATAAGGATTTCACATTTATAAAAAGTAAATTTATGAAAAAAATGAAATAAAAAAGACAACAGCACACTGAGCAGCACTATTGTCTAGCAAATTTTATACTTACAAGAGCATTATATTAACCTCTTGTGAGTATGTCAAGGGGGCATAAATTTGAATAATGAAAAAACTAATACAAGCAATTTTATACTACTAGCATGCATAATATTAACGATTTTGACGATTTGGACAGAAGCAGCAAGCACAATATTAACTTTAGAATTATTTAGAAGTCTTGCAACTAGCAAGATAATGCAATTTGGAATGGTAGGTTTCGCAATTGCAAATGATTTTTTTAAAGTTTTTGGATTTACATTAGTATTAGTAGCATATAAGAGCAAGGATAAATTACGAACATCAATTTTTACTATAGTATCTATTATGTGTTTACTAGTCAGTTTAATGGCTAGTCAAAATCAGGATTTAAATATCTCGGCAAAAATACAAAATGAAACGATAACAAATAGTGATTCATATAAAATAAACAATGCTAGTATAAAGCAGAATTTGAATGATTCAGAAACATATACAAGTATGTTAAAAATAGCAATAGAGAGAAAGCGAAAGCTTATAAATGGTAAGCAATCAAAGTTTGAAGAAATAAAAAATAATATAAATAAAAAATACAATAGTCAAATGTCGAATTATAAAAAAAATTACATAATAGCAAATGGAGTTATTCCACTACAACAAAAAATAAAGAAGGAAATAACATCAGAAGAAAAAAAATATACTGATGAAATAACAAATATAGAAAATGAAATAACAAATATAGAAAAAAACAAAAACAATATTGAATCACGAAAAAACAACTTAATTAAAGATAAAAACAATATTGAAAACAGTAATATAAAAACAGAAAAAGGAATGAATAATTTAAGTGAATGGCTGAATTGTAGTGTTGGTAAAATAGGAATAGGAAAAAATATACATTTAGAGCTACTTGGAATTGTATTGTTTATAGCATTAGTATTTTGCTATAACTGGTATAAAAAAATGAAACTAGAAGAAAATGACATACCATTGCTTGACAAGTTAAGTAACACAGCACAGGAAATTTTATCTAAAAAAGATAATACTATAGTTGCAATAAATAACAACGATATAATATCTGAAAATACAAAAATAGGATTTAAAACTAATAAAAATGATAACAATAAAAATACTCCAACACTTGACTGCATAAAACGAGACGACACATCAAAAATATCTAAGATTGATTTTATAAAATATATAAATGCTTTGTATAATCCAACTAATTTTTATCTTAATAAATATCCACCAGGTTATAAAAAAATTTCAGAAAAAACAAATTTAGACCAAACAAAAATAAAAAAAATTAGAGACACTTTAGAAATGACAAACATTATTGAAACTGGAAATGAACAAATAAGTAAAAATAGAAAAATGAATGTAACTAAATTAATAATGAATAAGCAAACTGCACTTAAAAAAATAAATAAATTGGAGGAATTTTGATGAAATTAATATTTGAAAATGGATTTGAAGTAGATGAAAGTGATTTTGACGAATATTTAACTTTAGAAGATTTAATAGAAGAAAGAACGTGTTTGAGCTGTAAATATTACGATAACAGAGATAAAAATAGATGCGATAAATGTTTGAAAGGTGATGATTTATTTGAACAATGTAGATACACAAAAATATAAAGAAATGTTTTTAAAATCAGAAATGAGAAGATTGGAATTGGAATTAGAAATAGCAGGGGCAAGCAAAGAACATATACAACAATTTAAAAAAATAATAGAAACAAATATTGAACATAAAAATATAAACAAACGTGATCCAGATGTTGAAGAAAATTTTATAAAAATTAATGGAGCGTCTGATGAAGATATAAAAAAATATATAAAAACTGGATTTGAAAATTCAAATGAAATTGATGGAAAAATAATATTTTCTGGATATACAAAAATACATAAAGAATCAGGATTAACTTTGAAAAAATGTAGAACTATAAATGCAGTTTTTTCAGAAAATAAAATAACAGAGATAATATTAACTAAAATGGGTAAAAGGTCGATAATAAATTATACACAGAAACAATTGTTAGGAGATGATTAAAATAGACACACTTTTAACAGACACAAGGATTAAAATGTTTAAAATGTTGGAATGTAAATCAACAGAACAATACGAGAAAATGTTGGAGGATATAGCTTGGTGGTACTTGTTCGCATTAGAAAATGGATATGCAGTATCAGCAACAAAGGAGGTTTCACCATTAAGGATAGAAACATTAGAGCTACCAATCGAATTGAAAAATAATTATGAAATTAATATGAATGGAGGAGTTTAAAAATGAAAAGTATGAGAATATTAATAATAGCAATAATAGTAACTTTTTTAATATCATTAATTGTATTTGCAAGTAGAGGCATATTAGTAAGTAATAATAATAATACACATTATAGAAGTACTACATATAAAACTACAAACACAGCAAATAAAAAGAAAACAGTTAAACCAAAAATAAATATTAAAAAAAGGTGATTAATATTGATTGATTATAAAAAATTATACTACAAAACACTCATTGAACTAGCTGAACTAAAAATAAAAAGTAACATAGACGTAAATGAGAATATAGAAATATTAAAAAATACAATAATCGAAAGTTTGAAGGAAAGTGAAAACAATTTGACATACTTAGAAGAATTATCAAAAAGAGAAATGGAGGTACTAGAATTACTTTTACGAGGTCTCGCAACTGCAGAAATAGCAGAAAAATTATTCTTAAGCAAAAACACTGCAAAGAAACATATTTATAACATACTTGCCAAAGCAAACGTAAAAAACAGAACTGAACTGTTAATTCTGGGTAATCAAGAAAAATAAATAAAAAAGGGGATGTTTAAATGAAATATATAAGAAGTGAGTTATTGAAAAAATTAAAAGATAATACAAAATTAATTAAAATTGGTGATTTTGAAGTAATAGGAAGCGAGCTTTATCATATGAAGATAAGAATATTTGCTGACCAGTTGACAATTGATGAAGCAAGGAAAATATTGAAAAAATTGGAGGAATCAAAATGAGAATAAAAAATAAGTTAGAAGATTTGCTACTTAGAAACATAGGAATAAAAATAGTTGGAGACTTTAGAGTCGTAGGCAACAACATTTATCACGAGATTACAGGGAATAGAATATTTGTAGATATGTTAACAGCTACAGAAATGCAACAAATTATAAAAGAATTAAAATAAGTATTGACTATACAATAATAGTATTGTACAGTATGTATGTACTAAAAATTCAGAGGAGGTAACAAAATGACAGTTAAAAGATTAATGGAAATTTTATCAAAAATAGAAAACAAAGAAACAGAAATACAAATAAAAAATTCTTACAATGCACTTGGAAATATAAGTAGTTTGCAACAAGTTGAAAAAACTACATACAGTTTTTTTGGTGAAAACATAGATTGTATCGTATTTGATACAAAAATAAATAGTGATGAAGAAGCATACAAAGATTTTATATGTAACAATAATACACTATATGAGGATTTAAATGAATTAGAAAAGGTGATAGTTGATAAAATGCTTGAAATTAATAATACAGGAATGAAAATAGTTGATATTTACGAATTGTTTAACAACACAAATAATACAGCCGTATCAATCGTATCAGCTATAAATAGCTCAGAAGACAAAAAAATATTAGAAAGAATAGCTTCAGGAAGTAATGAAGGTAAATTTTATCTTACAAAAAGTTTTGTTGAAGAATTTAAAAATAGAAAAGAGGAAGATTAATGAAAAAATTTACTTTTACATTAGATAAAGAGACAATTGAAATGCTTAATAAATTAAGTAAAAATGGTATTCCTAAATCATTTTTGATTAGAAAAGGAATACGGGAATTATTTTTAAAAGAGTTTGAACCTGAACTCGAAAAAGTACTAGAAGAAATAAAATGTGAAAATAAAGTTAATATTGGTACAAAGTTTATAAAAAATAATACATTTGATATATAAAACGAAAAAAGTACTAGAAGATGTGAAATAAACTAAAAAGGATGTGTAAATAATGAAATATAGTGATATAAAAAAAAGCAGTAGAACCTGGGCAATGGGAATGCAGCTTTAGTATAAAAGGATTTGTTGAAAATATAGAAAAATGGAAAGGAGAAGGGTTGAATCTACAGCCAGAATTTCAAAGGGGACATGTTTGGAATATAGGACAACAAGAAAAGTATATAGCAGCACTTTTAGAAAACAGAATAAAAAATGCAGATACAATATTTTTAAATTGTCCAAACTGGAATTCTGGTGGATATGAAAATTTTGTTTGTGTAGATGGATTGCAAAGAATAACAGCAGTAACAAATTTTTATAATAATAAAATAAAGTACAATGACATTTATTTTATTAATGATTTTGAAGACAAAATAGCAATGTTAAGATATCACCTACTTAAAATAAATATAAACACGTTAAAAACAAACAAAGAAGTTATGGAATGGTATATAGATATGAATAGTGGTGGAACAATACACACAGAAGAAGAAATAATAAGAGTAAGAGAATTAATATTGCTAGAAGATATATAAAAAAATAATAATTATAAAAAAATAACTCAGTCATATGAGTTATTTTTTTGTTAAAATCAATAAAATCGCATTTTATATTAAATTGTTGTGTGAGTCTATTTATTTTATAGTAGTCTATACACTGTCCACAAAAAAATCTGACTACTCGTACACGGATCACATTTTAATCATCTCCAGTACTTTTTATTTTACAAGATTATTAACTAACTATTACACTAATTTTTCTACTTATTAAAAATTATACTATACATTATAATTTTAATATAATATAATTATTGCGATTTTAAAATTAAAATAGAAAAGAGTGATAACATGTTAAAACTTAAAAAACGTAACATAATGATACTTAGTATTTTATTAGTGTTTGCATTGTCTATGAGTAGTTTTGCAGCTGCACAGACATGGACAACACAAAAACCATCATATGATACATATGTAAATGATGTACT